ATAGGGGGCGGACATAAACGCCCCACTAAGTCCGGCGCAGGCATGACTAAGAAAGGTGTGGCTAAATACCGCAGAGAGAACCCTGGGAGTAAATTAAAGACTGCCGTAACAGGCAAAGTAAAAAAAGGGAGTGCGGCTGCTAAAAGAAGAAAATCATATTGTGCTAGAAGTGCAGGACAAATGAAAAAATTTCCAAAAGCAGCCAAAGATCCAAACAGTCGTTTACGACAAGCTAGAAGAAGGTGGAAGTGCTAATGCCTAGAGGTAGACCTAAAAAAGAAAAGCTTACAGTAGAACAAGTTATGCATGAGCTGGCCAAGCATGAAGCTGAATGCACTCTTCGATACAAAAGAATAGAGGAAATACTTGGAGATCAAAAATCTCAATTAAAAGGTCTTGATATTCGTATGTGGGGATTAGGTGTTTTAATTATAGGAGCTGCGGTAGCGCAGAAATTATTATGATAACAAGTAAAGTAAGAACAGGACCTAAACCATCCAAATTAAATGTAACTTATTTTAAGAATGGTGGATCGGCCTCTAAAAAATCAAAAGGCAGTAAGATATGCCCCGCTGGTAAAGCGTGGGCTAAAAGGACTTTTGACACATATCCTAGCGCATATGCAAATATGGCTGCTTCAAAATACTGTAAAGACCCTAACTATGCAAAGGGCGCAAAAGGTAAAAAGTAATGGGTGCACTTAAAGATTGGGTAAAGCAAGATTGGGTTCGCATAGGAACTGATGGAAAAATCAAGGGAAAATGTGGTACATCTAAAGATAAAAAGAACCCTGACAGATGTTTACCTAGATCTAAAGCAAATAGTTTGTCACAGTCTGAAAGAGCTTCTACAGCTAGAAAGAAAAAGAAAGAAGGGTCAAAAGGCAAGACCGTTGTAGGAAATACGCCAGCTGCCAAAGTGAAAAAAATGAAATATGGTGGTGTTGTTGCAAAAGGTTGTGGAGCGGTTATGTCAGATAGACGAAAAAAGACAAAGGGTTCTGTAACTCGATTAAGATAAGGATTTAATATGACAACATCTAATTCTACCAACTTTGAGCCGGATGCCGCTGAATACATAGAAGAAGCTTATGAAAGATGTGGTTTAGAACTAAGAACAGGTTATGACTTAACTACAGCCAGAAGATCTTTAAATCTTATGTTTGCAGAGTGGGCTAACAGAGGTTTAAATCAATGGACTATTACTCAAAGAACACAAACGGTTACTTCTGGCGATCGGGAATATGATCTAGGGTCGGACGTAATTGATATATTAAATATTGTTGTAAGAAGGTCTGGAACAGATTTCTCCATGACAAGAGTGAGCCGATCGGATGAATTGGCTATACCCAACAAAGCTACCACTGGTAGGCCCACACAATTTTTTTTAGACAGACAAATAACTCCTAATTTAAAAATATGGCCTGTGCCGGACAATAGTACGGATATCATTTTTTATGATGCTCTTACTAGGGTAGAAGATGTTGATTCTCAAGCTAATACTATGGACGTTCCTTTTAGATTTTATCCTTGTTTGACTGCAGGATTAGCTTATTATATTTCTTTAAAAAAGGCCCCTCAAAGAACTCAGATGCTAAAAGCTATTTATGAAGAAGAGTTTGAAAGAGCGATGGGCGAGGACAGAGATAGATCCAGCTTTACGGTCAGCCCTCAATATGCTTACTTAAGGTCTAATTAATGAGTAGATTTGCTACAGGTAAAAACGCATACGGTATATCCGACAGGTCTGGAATGAAGTATCGGTATCGTGATTTAAAAAAAGAGTGGAATGGTTCTTTAGTGGGACCCGATGAGTTTGAGTCTAAACACCCACAATTAGGTCCTTTCAGAACAGTAGCTGACCCAGAAGCAATTAGAGATGCTAGGCCCAGCCGAACAGAAAATCCTGTAGAGGTTCTTTTAGTACTGGATCCGTTTATATCTTCTGCAGCAAGTTCGGGTGTTATAACAGTTAGAGAGTTTGGTCATGGTAGATCTACCACAGACACTGTACGGTTTAGAAGTCTTAATGGTTTTGATGGTTTTACCAAGGCTGTTTTGGAGCAAGAGGCTGGTTACAGTATTACGGTTGTGACTTCAGACACATATACCTTTACGGCTAATGGACAAACAGCTACAATAGGTGGTATAGTAGGAGGCGGTAGTCGAGCTACCGCAGGACCAACAACGGTGAGTGCATGATATGAGTTTTACTTTAGCACAATTAAAAACGGCTATACAAGATTACACAGACAACAGTGAAACATCTTTTGTAACTCATTTGCCAGACTTTATAAAAGCAGCAGAAGAGAAAATATTTAAAAGTATAGATTTAGATATTTTTAGAAAAAATGTAACAAGTGCTTTAACTTCTTCAGATCAATACCTAACGGTACCCAGTGATTATTTAGCATCATTCTCGTTGCAGATAACAACTTCTGGATCTGAAAGTTTTTTACTTCAAAAAGATGTAAATTTTTTAAGAGAGTATACCCCTAGCGCTTCAACCACAGGGGTTCCTAAATATTATGCACGGTTTGATGAAAATAATTTCATCGTAGCGCCGACCCCAAACAGTAACTATACTATAGAATTACACTATTATCATAGACCGGCTAGTTTGACCGCGGGAGCGGACAGTGGTACTACCTGGGTTAGCACCAACGCACCTTTTGCTCTGCTTTATGGAGCTTTAATTGAAGCCTACACCTATATGAAAGGTGAAACGGATGTTATACAGAATTATAATAATATGTATATGCAATCCATGGAAAGATTAAAAGACTTAGGCGAGGCAAGAGAAAACACAGACGCAAACAGAGTTGGTTTACCAGCCAGACCGAGAACATAGGAGAATATAATGGCAACCTCAAATGCAGCAACCAATTACCTAGAGAGACGAATATTAAATTTTATATTCAAGAATAATGCTCTAAGTTTTGCTAGTCCTGGAGATAGTATTTATGTAGGGCTTGCAACGGCAGTAAGTGCAGCAGAAACTGGATCATTTACAGAAGCAAACTTTACAAACTATGCAAGACAACAAGTAACAGCAGCAAATTGGACAACCATAGGTGCAGATTCAACAGATACACAAACTGCAACTAATGCAGCAAATATTGAGTTTCCGGCATCAGGTGGTACAAGCAATACAATAACACATGTGGTTGTTGCAGATGCTTCAAGTAATGGCAACATATTATTTGTAGGTGCTTTAGATGCTAATAAAGTTATAGCTGATGGAGATATATTTAGAATTAATGCAGGGAATCTAACAATAGAGTTAAAATAATGGCATTAACAATATCAGATAGAATAAAGGAAACGACTACCACAACTGGTACTGGCACATATAATCTTGGTGGTGCAGTAACTGGTTTTGAAACCTTTACTGCTAATCTTAGCAATTCTGATACTACATATTATTGTTGTACTGATAATACTGACTTTGAAGTTGGTTTGGGTACGTTTGCATCTTCTGGAACTACTCTAGCTAGAACAACTATACTAGCAAGTTCTAATTCTAATAATGCTGTAAGTTGGAGTTCTGGAACAAGAACTATATTTTGTACGCTACCTTCTGCAAAGACAATCGTTTTAGATGCAAGCGGTAATGCTTCTGTAGGTGGCACAATTACAGCAACAGGTACTTCAGTATTTACAAACTTAGATATTTCTGGCGATGTCGATGTCGATGGCACATTAGAAGCAGATGCAGTTACAGTTAATGGAACGGCTTTAAATACTGTTATAGCAGGTGTTACTGTAACAAACGCAACAAACTCTGCACATGTAAGTGTTGCAGATAATGAGAGTACAAATGAAGAAAACTTAATACCTTTTATTGAAGATACTTCTGCTACTGGAAATGTTGGGTTAGAATCTGATGGTGACTTTGCATATAACCCAAGCACAGGTACAGTGTCTGCTACAATTTTTAAAGGCAATATAGACGCAGTGGATGGTGACTTTGACGGAACTTTAGAGGCAGACGCTATAACTGTAGGAGGTACAGCACTTAATACTGTTATAGCTGGAGTTACAGTTACCAATGCCACTAATTCTGCACATGTTAGCGTAGCCGATAACGAAAGCACCGATGAAGAAAATTTAATTACTTTCATAGAAGATGCTTCGGCAACAGGTAATGTAGGTCTAGAATCAGATGGTAATCTTTCTTACAATCCTAGTTCGGGTACAGTGTCTGCTACAATATTCAAAGGTAACATTGATGCAGTAGATGGCGATTTTGATGGCACTCTTGAAGCTGATGCGATAACAGTTGGAGGAACTGCTCTTAACACAGTAATTGCAGGTGTAACAGTAACCAATGCAACAAACTCTGCTCATGTTTTAGTAACAGATAACGAAAGTACTAATGAGGAAAATCTCATCACTTTTGTAGAAGGTGCAACATCAAGCACAGGTAATGCTGGTTTAGAAATGGATGGTAACCTTGCTTACAATCCAAGTACAGGCACAGTAACAGCTACTATATTTAAGGGTAACATAGACGCTGTTGACGGTGACTTTGATGGTACATTGGAAGCGGATGCGATTACATTAAATGGTACTGCAATAACAGCAACAGCAACTTTGTCTACAGGTATATCGAATAACAACGTACCTAAGTTTACAAGTGGTGTGGCAGACGATGATTTTTTAAGAGTTGCAGGTACTGCAATAGAAGGCAGAAGTGCTAGTGAAGTATTGAGTGACATAGGTGCAACAACAGCAGATTTAGCTGCGAATGAAGCGACAGCTTTAGCAATAGCGTTAGGATAATAATATGGCAAATACATTTAAAGTCGTTAATTTTGCAGCCGAGCCTGCTAGTGCTGGAACTCCATATGTAGTCTACACGGCAGCAAGTAGTACAACAACAATCATACTTGGATTAGTATTATCCAACATACATACGGCACAAGTTACTGCGACAGTTAGATTAGTTAGTGATACTGCCAATAGAGCCGTAACAAACAATACAGCAAATGGCACAAGTATTATTGTAAAAGACGCACCAATACCGGTTGGTGGTGCTTTAGAATTATTGGCAGGTAATAAGGTTGTATTAGAAACTACAGATCAAATTACTGTGGACTGTAGTGTAGCTGATAAACTAAGTGGTACATTAAGCATTATGGAGATAACATAATATGCCTTATATTGGTAACCCGGCAGTAGATAGATTTGTAGTACCCAGAGCAGCCTCTGTTTATTCTGGTGATGGATCAACTGTTGCTTTTACATTAGAAGCTGGTGTAGGAAGTGATGAAGATATACTTGTATCTGTAGATGGTGTGATACAAGAACCATCAGTAGGTTATGCAGTATCTAGTGGCACAACTTTAACATTTACTGCGGCTCCCTCTAGCAATTCTGGGAATAATATATTCGTTTATTATTTACATAGAACAATAGGTACAGTTGCACCTCCAGTTGAGTTAAGTGGTACATATAAAGCGGATGGTATATTTAGAACAAATGTTCAAACTTTATCAGACGATATTACAATAACTGCATCAGAAAATGCCAATGTTACAGGTCCTTTAACTGTGGCAAGTAACAAGACCATTACTGTTGAAGATGGTGGAAGGTTGGTAATTGTATGAGTGAAATACGAGTTGACAAAATACAAGGTACAAGTGGTACAGCTACAGCTTTAACTTTAGATGGAGCAAACTCTACAATAAATGGAACTTTAAATGTAGATGGTGCTGTAACTTTAGATACTACTCTTTCTGTAACAGGTGTTCATACTATTGGTAATAATGCAGTGGTTACATCCGAAGGTGGAGCGGTTACATCTAATTTACCTCAAGGTCAATGTAAAGCATGGGTTAGAACAAAAACTGCTTCTGTTACAGTCACCGATTCTTTTAATATGAGTTCAGTAACAGATTCAGCAGTGGGTAGATTTGCACCACAAATTAATAACAATATGGGTAATGCTAATTATGCCTGTGTCTTAGGTGCAGATGACAAGCAGGATGGTGCAAGTGTTTTTATTCATGCTATTAATGATGCAGTAGATATGGCAACAACTGGATATGGTACTTCTTTTAAAAAATTCTCATATGCTGACACTGATCCAAATGACAATGCTTCATCATTAGTAATTGGAGACTTAGCATGAGTACCATAATAATTGATACTATTACTGGTAAGTCTACTGCAACAACAGTAACTATTGGCTCAACACCTGTAGTTAGTGCAAGTGCAAACTCTATGACTATTAGAGGTGAGGGTTCAGCACAGACAAGTATTCAGCAAGGGTTATGTAAGGCTTGGGTAAATCACGATCAGGCAACTGTAAATGACAGTTTCAATGTTGGCTCTGTTACAGATAATGGAACAGGCGATTCTGGACATAATTTCACTAATAACATGGCAAATATTCATTATGTTGGAAGTGGTATGGGTGTTCACGATAGTGGTTCATATTCAACTTTTATGTCTTATGACCACGATGACCCTTTTACAACGGCACAAGCGACTGTGAATCAACAACTAGTCAATCAAAATTTGCATGATGCCGAACCTGTAAATACCATGTACGCAGGAGAACTCGCATAATGGCAAACGGAACAATAGCATTTGATACATTACAGACAAGTGGACAGATAGATGGTACTGCAAGAAGTATTGATACCGACTATCTTTTGAATGGTTGTGCAAAAGTTTGGAATCATGGTGCAACTAATGGAACATTTAGTAAAGATTCTTTTAATGTTACATCAACAACAGATAATGGTACAGGTGATACAACAGTTACTTTTACAAATAATATGGTTAATGATGATTGGGCAGGTGGTGGTATGGCAGGTGGTAATAATATTTATGGCATGCAGGCACAAGCAACAAGTAGTGCAAGAACTTTAATACATAGTCATTCTGGAAGTGATAACGATACTGGTCTATATTCTGTTACAGTTCAAGGAGAACTAGCATGACAATAGAAACACCAGAATTTCAAGGCACACATCTATGGGATAGACTGTGTTGGGCAAAAGAAAAGCTAGAGCCAGTAAGAACAGAATATTGTGTTGTATGGGAAGACCCAGAGACACCAGATGAACCCGCAAAAGTAACTCATCCAGATCCTAATTGGATGGCTTGTGCATTGCAGGGTGGTATTTTACCTCCCGTTGAGGCATACTGGGAGTTGAAAAAGGATGAGGCAAAACCAGACTTTGTTAAACATACAAGAGGGTATTTGCTTCACAACACAAAGCCCATTGAGGCAATGACAGAAGAACGAGCTATAGAATATTTAATTATGAAAGATATTCCACAACATGTGTGGAAAGATTATGATAAGGTAAATAAACCGAGAATGGTTATTTGTACTAAACAACAGTTACCAAGCACTAGAGTATGGCGAAATGCTTGGAAGATTAATGAAGAATTAACCATACAGAAACAAGAGGTGGCTTAAATGACAACTAACATAGTAGATAAAGATGGAAATAGTATAGCAGCAGCAGATGCAACTGTGCCATCAGACAGACATTTCAGAAATGCATGG